AAAGGTATACACCATAACGTATCAAACACAATCATAGTAGACGATTGGGATGAAGTAGAGAAGTACGTATATAAAAACCGTTACTCTTTTTCAGGCATTTCATTCCTATCTCCAACAGGTGACAAGGACTATAACCAAGCACCTAACACACAAGTCATAGACGCAGAACAAATGGTTGCGAAGTATGATCAAGGTGCAATCTTTGCATCTGGTATGGTTGTTGATGCACTGAAAGTCTATGACAATCTATGGACTGCCTGTTCTACCGCAATGGGTATGGGTGAAGATCTTTCAGTAGAGTCCTCAGAAAACTCTGCAAAGAAAGACTGGGTTCGTAGGTTCGAAAGATTTGCACAGAACTATCTTGACGGTGATATGAAGAAAACTGAGTATTGTCTAAAAGATGCATATCTACTTCACAAGTGGGAGAAGATACAAAGTAATCTAAAACAAGTAGAATGGGAAAATGATCTCACAGAGAAAGTATATACAGATGTAGATACTCTCGCAGCTGCCGCATGTGCAGGCGGTGCATGTGAAATCGACTTCTGATTATATCACCCCATGCAGATCTGTATGCAGACTAGTTGAAGATGTTTGCGTTGGTTGTGGAAGAACCAAGAAAGAGATTTCTGAATGGGGTGGATATCACTACTATCAAAGAATGAAGATTATGAAAAGACTTGGGTACGGAACAAGAAAAGGCAAAAGAAGCAGTGGAAAAAGAATATCGAGTAGAATGTGAAGAATGTGAATCCGTTACAATTGTATTGGTAGAAGATGGTAGAGTACCTAAGTTTTGTCCAATGTGTGGGTATAGACATTCAGATATAGAGGACATTACCGAACCAGATACATAATAATATGTGGTATTACAAAGGCAAAGAATTTAATGAGACCCCTGAAGATTTTCAGGGGTTCGTTTACGAGATTACAGATATAAATACTGGTAAGAAATATATCGGTAAAAAGAACTTCTGGAAACCAAAGATACTCCCCAAAACAAAAACTAGAAAGAGAAGGGTCAGGACGAGAACAGAGTCTGATTGGAGAACCTACTTTGGATCAAGTGAAGAAGTTAAGTTATTAGTGGAGAAACGTGCCGATGATTTCAAAAGAGAAATTTTAAGACTATGTAAATCAAAAGGCGAAATGACATATTTCGAAATGAAAGAACAATTTGATAGAGACGTATTATTCCGAGAAGATTATTACAATGAGTTTATAGGTGGAAAGATTCATAGTAAACATTTAAAAGGAATATCAAATGTATGAATACAAAGCAAAACTTGTGAAGGTAGTCGATGGTGACACGGTTGATGTTGACATTGATCTTGGTTTTGGTGTGTGGTTAAAGAACGAACGTGTACGTATCATGGGTATCGATACACCAGAGTCTAGAACACGAGATAAGGTAGAGAAGATCTTTGGACTTGCCGCAAAAGATCGAGTAGAAGAACTAATAAAGAAAGACATGATACTCAAGACATTTGCCGCAAAAGACGGTGAGGATATGAAGGGTAAGTTTGGTCGTATCCTTGGTGACTTTATAGTCGGTGAAAAAATGCTTACGGAGATCCTGATAAAAGAAGGACACGCAGTAAAGTATTACGGACAGAACAAAGCAGACATTGAACGTGGACATATGTCCAATCGAAACAAACTTATGAACGAAGGTGTTGTAAGTGCAAAGGATGTTCAAGAAGCAGCGGGTTGACAAACCTATTATAATGTGGTACAATTGTGTAAACAATTAAAAGGTGATTTATGATTATTGTAGATTATGGTGGACTGTCTGCCGCAAATGTTGCAATCAATAAAGAGAACGATGAGAATATGATTCGACATATGATCATCAACTCTTTACGGATGTATCGTAATGCGTACAAAGAAGAGTTCGGTGAATTAGTTATTGCCTGTGATGGCAAAGACAACTGGCGCAAGAAGTATTACAGACAGTACAAGGCAAACAGAAAGAAAGCACGTGACAAGTCTGGTATAGATTGGGATGAGGCCTTCCGTATTATCAGTAAAGTTCGTGATGAGATCCGAGACAACTTTCCTTACAAAGTAATCCATGTTGATCAATGTGAGGCAGATGATATTATTGGTACACTCTGTAAGAACACACAAGAGTTTGGTGAGTACGAGAATGTAATGATCGTGTCTGCAGACAAAGACTTCTTACAACTGCAGAGATATAACAACGTGCGTCAGTACTCACCTCTATTGAAAAAAGAATATAGAGAACCAAACCCACATGTAAACCTTATAGAAAAGATACTCACTGGAGACGCAGGAGACGGAGTGCCAAACGTACTCTCGCACGATAATGTGTTCGTGGATGGTGAGAGACAGAGACCACTATCTCGTAAGAAGAAAGACGAAATGATAGATCAGTTATCTGGTACTGACACAAGTTATCAATATTCTGATTGGTACAGAAACTATCAACGCAATCGCACGTTGATTGATCTAACATATACACCAGATCATATACAGGAAGAAATAATTAAACAATATAAAGATCAAGATAAATGGTCGCAGAAGGGTTTAGTACTTCCTTATTTGATAAATAACAATATGAAAATGATGATTGAATCCGTTGAGGAATTAATATGAAGACCAAGTATATTTTTGAGATCTTGCAAGAGATTGCTAAGACTAAGAAAAAAGATGATAAGATTAAAATTTTAAAAACCCATGAGAGTTGGGCATTAAAAGATGTTATCAGAGGTTCTATGGATAAATCCTTGAAGTGGATTATTCCAGACGGTGAACCTCCGTACACTCCTTCAGAGGCACATAACCATCCCACAGATCTACGAAGACAGAATAGTAAGTTTAAGTATTTCGTTGAAGGTATGGAAATGAAAACTCCTCAGTTTAAAAAAGAGAGAATGTTTCTCTTGATGTTAGAAGGTATACATCCACAAGATGCTCAAGTAGTTGTTAATATGATAAACAAGAAAACACCGAAAGGTTTGACGAGAGCAATTGTTGAAGAAACATTCCCTGGCCTTATTAAAGGTTAGTATCCAAGTATTCATAGTCGCCTTTTTAATTTTAACACTAACCAGAGTGTGCACATTCGTGTACGCTCTTTTTTTATAGGAAATACAAATGGTAGCAGCGCAACTTGAACGTTTGAAAAAAGACTCCGATGAACTAGACGTATACGCAAAGAAACTAGAAAAGAGAGGACAACTAACAAGAGCACAGAAGATTCAAAAGAAGAGGGAATTTGTATTGAAGACGATAAAAGAAATTAATTTAAAATAAAAAAATAACTGTTGACATATTATGAAAACGCCTGTATAATAAAGCTACGTTATATGGGCGGGAGTGAATACCATGAATATTTTTGTACTAGATCACAATCCTAAGATTGCGGCACAATCACAATGTGACAAACACGTTGTCAAAATGATTGTCGAATCTGCACAGATGTTATCTACTGCACATCGTATGCTCGATGGTGTAGAGACTAAACGTCCATCTGTATCAGGTAAGACTATGATCAAATACTACGAACTACAGAATCCACGTATGGAAGAGGTTCTGTACAAAGCAGTACACCATAAACACCCTTGCACAGTATGGACTATGGAATCAGTGTACAACTATCGTTGGCACTATGATCACTTTTGTGCTTTACTTAACGAGTATACTTATCGTTACGGTAAAACCCACACTACCGAAAAACTAAAATACTGGTTGGTCAAACCACCCAAGAACATTCCACATGTACCAATGACAGACTTCAAACTTGCAATGACTCACGAACCACAGTGTATGCACGAGGGTCAGACAATCAGGTCTTACCGAGAATACTATCACACTAAACAAGATAGATTCAAAATGGTATGGACTAAAAGAGAACAACCTAGTTGGTTTATAAATAAATGTGCATAGGAGATAATGATGCCAATTTATAATTTAAAAAGAATATCAACTGGTGAAGAGTTTGAAGTAACAATGTCTTGGAACGAATTGCAAGAGACTTTAAACGTAGATCCAGATCTATATCAGATGTTAAGTACACCCAAGTTTGTGACAGATACAAAGGGCACACTTGCACGTGCAGGATCTGATTGGAGAGAACATCTAGGAAGAATAAAAGATAACTCTGGTAGAGGTAATACAATAAAGACATGAGTAGCAATAGAGCTAAAGCGTTCTATGATGATTTGTATGAATTTGAACCTCAAACAGAAAATCAAAAGAAAGCATACGATGCATGGGATGAGGGTGACAATCTAGTACTTACAGGATCTGCAGGTACAGGTAAAACATTTGTTGCACTCTACCTTGCAATCGAAACCATGTTAGAAAAGAATACACCTTATGAAAAGGTAATCATTGTCCGTTCAATAGTTCCTACAAGGGAAATGGGTTTCCTACCAGGCTCTGTTGATGAAAAACAAGAAGTGTTCGAAACACCATACAAGGCAATTTGTTCTGAATTGTTTGGTGTGTCAGGGGCGGCATTTTATAATAAGATGATCACGGCACATCAATTACAATTTATGACTACGTCTTTCATTAGGGGACTAACGATTGACAATGCCATAATAATCGTGGATGAAATGCAAAACTTAAACTTCCACGAACTTGACTCTGTTATCACACGTGTAGGTAATAATTGTAGAGTCATATTTAGCGGAGACTATCTCCAGTCGGATTTTAAAGATCCTGCAGAGAGGGATGGTATCCAGAGGTTCTTACGAGTCATGGAACAACTGAAGAATTTTAGTGTGATAACTTTCGGTTGGCAAGACATAGTAAGATCGGACTTCCTTCGTGACTATATAATGACGAAGGAAATGTTAGGAATGAGATAATGAAATACTTACAAGCAATAATAATGGTGATATTCGCATCTGCAGCTGCCGCAACAGAAGTGTCAAAAGATATTGTTCAACTATACGGCAAACCTGTACCATGCGGTGATGGTCAGATTGCTATTGAAATGTGGGATCAACTATACAAAGATGAAATGCAACCACTACTAGGTTTTAAGGGCAATGCATTTAGAACAGACGGAAGTAAACATGATACCATGTACTTCATAATGTATGACGCAAAGGATCAACAGATTGCAGTCGTAGAGAAGATGCCTACAGGTGGTACTTGTCTAATTGCAGGTGGGACTGGTAATGTTTCATTTGATCAGGATTTTTTAAACAAACTCATTGTGATGGGAACATTGAAAGATTTCAACTAATGGGGAGTTTTCAACATGAAAAAATGGATCTTGGGTATCTGGACTTGGATTCAGTTACATCCAAACGAGGTCGTTGCTATCGTGATCCTAGTGGGGTTGAGTATCCTAGCGTTACAACCGTCCTAAAGATTCTTAGTGAAGACTCTATACGTAAATGGAGAA